TCCGCATCATCTAATGAGGTAGCTGTATACGGAACGATTAATTCATCTGCTGGTACAAACTTAGATACAGCTCGTCCCAGATTTACATCATAGTAAACTTTTTTAAATGTAGAACCCGCAAGTGGTAAATGAAATAACATGGAATCAAATTCTGATTCATATTCTTTCATTTGATCCATAATTAAATAATTCATAAAATCTTTAACACGTGTTGCCTGCTGTTCTGTTGCAGGATTTTTTGTGCCAATAATTTGTGTTCTTACCGGTCCGTCACTTGGTAATAATTCTTTGTAAGCTTGTGCTTGAAATTGTGTAACAGCTTCTGCCATCACAGGATGTGTTGCACCACTTGCCCCTTGAAATGGTTCTGTTCTATTTTCGTATTTAAATCCTAAAAGATCTAAACCTGATATGTATGATTGTTCCCATTCTTTTCTAGACGTTTTATAATCCATATAGTTTTGTGTCATCTCCATGCCTATCGGCTCAAGGACATCGTCTGGTAAAAGATCTGCTAAATTATCAAAGTGTGATTCTGTTCCCGGTACGTTAATAGCTCCCGGTTCAAAGTCTAATGTTACACCACCATCTTCTTCAGGTATAACTTCTATTGGTCCTTTTTCTGGTTCCTGAACAGCAACGTCTTCTGCTATCTCTTCTTCTGAAGGGATATCTAATTTAGTTCTAGTGTTCGGGAGTCCTTTGTCTATTTCTGCCATTTAATACTCCTATTTATTCTTAACACGTTTCATCAGACCTTGCAACCCTTGTGAGTCAGGGTTCATAGATTCTAACATTGCACCTGATGGATCACCTGCTTCTTTTGCAATACCACCACCTGCAGCTTGAAACTCGCTTATTCTTCTTGAACCACCTGCACCTGGATCATAGAATCCTCGCTCTAGTGCTCTTTGTATTTTATCTTCTGCAAACTTTGCCTCTGCTGCTCTATCTTTTTGTAGTTGTGATTCGTACATACCGAGATCAAAAAAGTCTCCAGTCTCTAATTGTGGATTTACTCTTGTAAATGGTTGCATAGCTTGTAATACATCTTGTTCAGTTGTTCTTTTGCCTGGTCTACTAACATATTGTTTTGGTTGACCCATTTTATCTAAACTACTTAAATAACCTTGGTAGACATCTGTCAATTTATCTGCTTGTCCGTATCTTGGGTCAGATTCTTTTAATTGTTCTTTCATACTTTGACCACCTAGATTAAAAGTTAAGTTAGAAATTATCTCATCTTTGTTTGCACCAGTTGCATAATCTGTTGCTGCAAAGAAACCACCAAAGACTATCTCAGGAGCAATTACTCCTGCACCAAGAACTCTTGCTGCAGTTCCTACTGCTTTTGCACCTTTGGCAGTTTTAGTAATATTGTTTATTTTATCTATGTTTAATCTGTCTGCAGGAGATAAATTAGTTCCGCTTCTAACTTTTTCTAAACCTCGCCTAATACAAGTTATGCTTGTCCCTATGTTAAAACCTATTCTCCCACCTTGTTTAACACCTTTGGGTCCACAACCCATTGCTGCGTATCGTGCTAAAATTTTTTCAACACCTTTTACTTCTGATGGTTTAATGATTGTTAAATTTATATTTGGACTTACACCTGCTTGTTTAAATAGATCAGGATTATTTTTTACATATGTTTTTAAATTAGAACTTAAATCTGCCTGAGTTCTAACAGCTTTTAATAACTCCTCTTTCATGTCTAGTTTTTCAAATTCTTTTACACCATATTTAAAATTAGTTGCATCGTCACTAATTTTACCAATGTTAAGTTTTAAGTCTTGGGCTATTTTTTCTACAGCTTTCTTTTTGTTTATATTATTTCCCTGTACTGCTTTTTCATATTGCAAAGATAATGAATCTTTAAAACCATTATTAAGATCTTTAGTCAATGGATTAACAAAAGTTAGTTGATCTGCAGTCGCATTAAATATTTTATTTAAACTAGATTTAGATAACGGATGATCTAATTCAAATTTTATATTAGGGTATTTAGCATTAATAGCGTCCCTTAGTTTATAATATTCTGTTAGTTTATTTCTTATTGCTAAATGTTTTTTAGGGTTAAAAGTAGGTGAGTTAGGATTACCAAAAGCATCATAAAATAAATTTTCTATTTTACCTCTGTCATTAACAATTAGTTTTGATTTCCACATTTTATTTAGGGCATTATCTGCGGCTTGTAGATCGTCCGGTATCCACTCTAAAGTAGATCTCATTTGTTTACCTGAAACTAACATTCTTTTATCATAAATATTGTTTCTTAACTTTACAGCTTCTGATTTTAATGTTTTTAAAGAAATATCATTTTTCTTAGCAAATTTTTTAGGATCAAAAAATTTTTTAGTGTTTAATTCTTCTAATAGTTTTATTTGAATACCTTGTTCTTTTGGAATTCTTGTTTGTCTAGATCTTTTTCTAGATCCCTCTTCTGTCATCACTTCATCAAATTCTTCTAGTTCTTTAAAAATCTTTCTTCTAAAGTTAGCATTTTTTTCACCTCTCATAGTTTCAAAGTTTTTAAAACCGAGAACCTTTGCTCCTTTATCTAACCTATCTTTTCCGTATTTGTCGTAAGCTATTTGTAATCTTCTTTTACGTTCAGCGTCACCACCTTTATTAAATTCTATTCGTGTATCATCGTCATCGTACAGTTCGATAGTAGTTAATAAATCTTTCATTATTCTCCTAGCATACCGGCTAGTCCGCCTGATGCAAAATCTTGATCATCAAGCATTTCGCCTTGTCTTCTAATAACATCATCCATTCTAGCTTCAGGATCTTCTGTTATTCTTTTAGCTTTGTCTTTTCTTTTTTTATTTTGTACAAATTCTTTTAACGTAGGTTTTTTACCCACTGCATATTCTTTTAATTTAGAAAGATCAGATGTTAAATCTTCTATGCTATTACCACCCACTTCATCTATTTCTATATCATAATCGTCGGGAGTTTGTTGTCTACCAACTGGACCTGATTCTGCTGTCGTAAACTCTGCTGTGGGTCTTGAATTACCTTCATCTGGTAATTCTTTTCTATACTGTAATTGAACTGGATCACCAAACACATTATCTGGACTTTCATACTCAACTCTAATAGCACCATCATCTAAATCTTGTGTTACCATTACCGTAGTATCATCATCTAATTTTTTCATGTGCACTGTTTGTCTCTCTCCAGTTGCAAATCTTTTAGTTACATCATTACCTTCGTTAATGACTTTCGTAACAAGGGCATCGAACCATTCTGGTTTACCTGCTACAGGATCTGTTTTTATAATTTGTTTTGTAACTTGTCGTGCACCTTCTTTACCTGCAAGTTTTAATATTCCTGTTTTAAGTGCACCAATACCTGCACCTGCTGCTCCCATTAATTTTAAAAATGCTCGTCTGCTCATACCAGTTTTTAAACCAATACGACCACCTTCTGCTCTAAACTGATCACCAAATCGTCCTGCTTCTTTTAAATAATCTTTAAGATTTTTCTTGCCTCCCATTTTTTGATAATATTTAAAAGCATCCATTGCATTTTGAAAAGCTTTGTCTTCTGCTTTTAAAATATCAATTCCACCATTACTAAAACCTGCACGTCCTCCCATAGCTTTTTCTTCTGGATCTGGTTTTTTTGATTTCACTATTTTTGGATCACCCCTACCCATATCTTTTTGCATTCTATTAAATATGTTATCAAACATACCAACTTGTTTACCACCTATAATACCTTTTGATTGATCAATCACATTACCTTCCAGATCGACAACTTTTTCAAGATTTTTTAATTTTTCTATAGCCTCTTGTTTTATTTTAATTTTTTCTAAGCCATCTGGATTACGCCCCATCATTTTTATAAAACCTCTAGTCAATTGTCCGATAGCTTCGGCGACTGTCATTCCTGCTTTAATCATCAGTAATAATTCCTTTTACGTTGCTCGACCTTCTCGTCGATATAATCTTCAGGGTGTCCGATCAGACCGCCCTGTCTGAATCGCATGATGGCTTGTGTTGTTGAGTCCACAAGATC